TTGGCCGGTCACTGCGGGCGCGGGGGTTGGGGCAGGAGACGATCCTGGCCGCGTTGCTGGCGGAGAATGCTGCGCGCTGTGACCCGCCGTTGCCAGAGGCGGAGGTGCGGGCCTCGGCGGCGAGCGCGGTGAGCAAGACCGCGGGGCTCTCGGATTCTATTCGCCCCGGCTGGCTGCGGGAAAGGCCAGCGGGGGATGTGGTACAGCTCGCGGAGACGCGGGCGGATCAGGCGCCGGGCGAATTGCCACCGGAGCGCCCCCCTCTTCATGTGGTGGGCGGAACGGATCATGACCCGCGGCCGGTGCTGCGGGTGACGGCGGGGGGGCTGAAGGCGGATGTGGATGCCCTGGAGGCGCGCTTGTTGGAGGCGGGGGCGGAAATCTATCAGCAGGGGACGCGCTTGGTACGCATCGGCCAGTGGGCGGCGGAGGAGGACATCCAGCGGGGGGCGGGAGCGGCGGTGCTGATCGACGTGTCGGCTACCTGGCTGCGGGATTACAGCTCCGGCTTGGTGCGCTTCGAGCGATGGGACAAGCGGGAGAAAAAGTGGCTGGCGACAAATTGCCCACCGGAGATGGCCGAGACGTTGTTGGCGCGGGCTGGCGGCTGGCGCTTCCAGACCCTGCTGGGGTTCTGTGATGCGCCGACCGTGACACCAGCGGGTCGGTTGGTCCATGCGGCGGGGTACGACGCGGCCAGCCGCCTGTACCTGGTGCATCCGCCCCTGATCGGGGATCTGGGAGCGGTGCGGCCGGAGGCGGTGGCGGCGGCGAGCAAATATCTATTCGGCCTCATCGACACATTCCCGTTCGTTTCCGCGAGTGATGAGGCGGCGGCGTTGGCGATGATTCTCACCGTGCTGGTGCGGCGGGTGCTGCCCGCGGCGCCGATAGGCTGTGTGTCGGCATCGACGCCCGGGACGGGGAAATCCCTGCTGGTGAACGCGATTGCGACGCTGGCGGTAGGGCGGTCGGCGGCGGTGGCGGCGATAGGCAAGGATCAGGAGGAGCTGGAAAAGCGGGTGGATGCGGTGTTGCTGAAGGGCGACAGCTTGTGCTCATTCGATAATGTGGACAGGGCGGTGAAGTCGGATGTTCTTTGCCAGGTGACCACGGAGAGTTTTAAGTCCGTGCGGATTCTGGGGCTGAGTCGCATGGTGGATGCGCCGACGAATGTGACCTGGTTCATGACCGGGAATAATCTGACGCTGTTGGGAGACCTGGTGCGGCGGACACTGGTCTGCAATCTGGACGCTGGCATGGAGCGGCCCGAGCTGCGGGAGTTCTCGCGCAATGCCATCGAGCATGTGCGCGAGCGGCGGGGGCAGGGCATCCGGGCGGCGTTGACCATCATCAAGGGTTATTTGGATGCCGGATGCCCGCCGATTGTGGTGGACGGCAAACCGCTATCGACATTCGGGAGTTTTGAGATGTGGGACAAACTGGTGCGGAGGCCGCTGATGTGGGCCGGTTGGCCTGACCCGCTGGCATCGGCGGAGGGTATGCGGGAGCAGGATCATGAATTTGGTGGGATGGTGGATTTCTTGAGGGCCCTGCTGGAGGCGTCGGATGGGCGGGCCATGACAACGGCGGAGATATTGGCGCTCATGCGGGAGCGGCAAGGGGATTATGTCGATGGCCCCCGCTGGCCAGAACTGTTTGAAGCGGGGGAGACGGTTTTCGGGCCGTCGCGGGATTGGGACGCGCAGAAGCTGGGCTATCGGCTGCGGCCGTGGAAGCTGCGGGTGCTGGGGGGGTTGCGGCTGGTGCAGGATCAAGCCAAAGGGCGGCGGGCAGGTCGGTTTTGGCGGGTGGCGCCTGCGCGGTAAGGGGCTTGTCAATCGCGTTGTTGTGGTTTATGCCACAAAAACGCGGGAGGTGGCGACGGATGCGTGTCGATAGTGACGACGTGATGATGGATTCCCCCATTACGCGGGATTTGTCACTGAGTCTTGTGTATTTAATGAATAGTGGGTGTATAGATCGTCACATTGACACTATCGACACGGGCCAGGACATCTGACGTGAGTATCCATGGGGGGGGGTCGCCGTGGGTGCGCCGTGGGCGGTATGCCTGGGATGGTCCCGGGGGGGTTAGGGTCAGCGCGGCGCGGAGAGGGTCGGGCGAGGAGGCGGGGTGGTGCTACTCGGCCTGGGGGGCGGAGGATTCCCCGGAGCTGAGCTACTGGCAGTGGCATGACGCGGCGTGTGTTGAGGAGAGCCAGGAGCGGGGCCAGGAGACGCCCGCGCGGCGGCGGTGTCTGGGTGTCTATGCGGAGGCGGGGGCAGCGCGTCAGGCGTGCCTGGACTGGTTTACGGGGCAGGGGGAGCGCGATTAGTGGATGTGCTTAGCGATACGCAGCAGGCCCTGCTGGCGGCTGGCCTGGACGAGGGGCCGGTACGAGCGGTGATGCGGGCGCAACGGGCGCGCTGGGGGGGCGGGGAAGCGTATGTGCGGCGGGTGGACCCGCAGGAGCGGGAGAGTGCTATCCGGGAGACAGTGGCGCGCGGCCTGACACCGCGCCACGCGGCGGCGGTGGTGGGATGCTCCGAGGATACGATTCGCCGGGTGTTGGGGAGGGGATGAAAACAAGGAAAACAAGGGTGAGGTTTGGGTTGACACGGTTGCGAGAGCGTGTAGAATTAACATTGAGGGGAGGGCATGGGGCCCGAACCGAGGGGAGATTACCGGAGAGAGAAGATGAGCATTCAGATGAATTGGGACGAGCCTTACTCTGCCATAGATGTGGACTCCCCCAGGTACGATCATGAATATGAGCTTTACGCAGCACTTGAGGACGCTGAAACCTGCTGGGGTGAAGTCACTAGTCAGCACTTATCCGAGGTGTCTTTGGCGGGCGACTCGTGGCCTGGCGCAGTCCACGATATTGATCGCGCATTCAGGGTGGTGGTTGAACTCAGGAAAAAGCTGGGGCTTCCACACACGCGAGAGACGCGGCGAACCGCTGATGGCCGAATTTATCAAGTCTGGGGTCCCGTCTTAGATGCCCCGGCAGACGCAAGCCAAGACATCCCCTTTTAACCCAACCCAGGCCCACGGACGGGTCACTTATTGGAGAGAGAGCATGAAAACCACGATCAAACTGAATGGCAGCCTGGTAGAGCTTAGCTACGACAGCGAGGACTACGAAGGCGAACCCACGCGAGTCACCCGGCAGTTTTCAGTACCCGCCAGCGGTGGATATGTGCGTGAATGGCTCCCAACGCGCAAAGAGTGGGTTCAGGTTTGCGACCGTCTGAGCACGCGCGGCAATACGCTGCACACGCACAACGGCGATCCCGCGGCCCTGCTGGCGCTGATTCGTAGCGAATGGCAGGCCAAGCGGCGCCACGACAAGGCGCATGACTTGGCATAGACAACAAACCCATGCCCACGGACGGGCCGCAACCGGAGAAGACAATGACCACCAACCGCACCGCCGAAGACGCTTACGCCGAAGCCCACGCCGAAGCCCTTGTCCTCCTTTTTGAAATCTGGGAGCAGATTGACAACATGCCCGCACCCAGCGATCAAACCAACTGGGGCCACGTTGGCGACATGAACCGCATCGTGACCCTGCTGCGGCCCATCCTGTTTCCGGGAGAGGCATCATGACCACATCCCCCGGCGCCGCCCTGGCGGCCATGCGACCGTGGCGCAACGTGCGGTGCGCGGTGTGCGGCAAGGCGTATCAGGCCCAAGACAGCCGCGCCACCTACTGCTCAAATCGCTGCCGTCAAGCGGCGAAATACGCTAGGCAGAAGGCGAAGCGCCCTGACCTAACTTAAGCCCCCCATGGACACAAGACCCGCCACGGCGGGTTTTTTTGTGCCTGTAACTGCCGCAAAACTGGGTAGATTTGCGGTCGGGACACTGAAATGATGATCCTGGGTACACAGTAGGGCGGAGTGGGGCTATGCACGACCCAGCAGAACACGCAGAGCAAACGCCGATGCAGATGGCATTTCCCTATGCCGCATCGCTGCGGATGACGAAGCAGCAGTACGAATACGCGACCATTCGCGGGCGCTTGCCAGCCAGTTTTGCAGACTGGCAATGCAAATTGCTGGCGGATGGAGTGGCGGAGTCTGAATTCGGGCGCTATTCCCGGCAGGAGAGGCGGCAAATATCCACCGTGCTGTGCCGCTGGCACGCGATGCCCGCCGTCCAGGCGCAAATCGAGTACGAGCGGGCGCTGAGCCTAAAGACACGCCTGGCGGAGCCGTTGCGGGCCTGGCAGGCAAAGATGGCGAAGCTCTATGCGATGGCGGCCGGCGAGCTGCCGCTGACCCGCACTGTGTGCCAGATCGGGGAGGATGGCTCACGCAATCTGTTGATCGAGGAGTACCACGAAACCTCGCTGACGGCACTGGCGAAGGCCGTCGAGATGGAGGGCCGGGCCCTTGCAGTGTTCAAAGACCGCCAGGAGCTGAGCGGGCCCGATGGCGCGGCGGCGGCTATCGAAGTGCGGTTCGTGTCGCCCAGGGCGGCCGACGACGACAATCCGGGCGAGGGGTAGGCCCATGCCAGTCGCCGAGGCGCAGCAGGTGACGCGGGAGAAGATTTTGGAGGCGTGGCGGGCGTTGCCCGAGGGGTGCGGTATCACGACGCTGGGCCTGGCCTGGCTGGCGGGGTGTACGGAGGAGCACCGAGTGCGCGCGGCGGTGTCCTGGCTGCTCCTGGGGGGCCTGGTGGAGCTGGCGGGGGACCACTGGCGCCGGGACCGGCGAGGGCGCCTCTACCGGACGCGCCTCTACCGCTGGACCGGGCGGGAGGATATTCGGCGGGTGGCGCGCGATGAGGAAAAACGGCGAAGCGAGGCCGAAGTTGCGCAGGACCTGCAAAAGCTGGCGGCCTCCTGGCTGTCGCGGCGGTGGGTGTGAGCCAAGTATCCGGGAAGATGGCGCGCGTGGTGGAGGCGCCTTTCGCAGAGGTGTTCTCCGGGCTGTTTGAGCCGGCCAGGTACAAAATAATGCACGGTGGCCGAGGCTCCGGAAAATCCTGGGCAGCGGCAAGGGCCCTGCTCATCCAGGCCGCGCAAGCACCGGGGGGGCTGCGGGTGTTGTGTGGCCGTGAGGTGCAGCGGTCGATCAAAGAGTCGGTGCATCAACTGCTGTCGGACCAGATTCCGCAACTGGGCCTCGGTGGCTTCTATCGCATCCTGGACACCGAGATTCGGGGCAGGAACGGGGCCAAGTTCTCATTTGCTGGGCTGGCTTCGCATACAACGGAATCCGTGAAAAGTTACGAGGGGTACGACCGTGTGTGGGTCGAGGAGGGCCAAAGCGTCTCACGGCATAGCTGGAACATTTTGACGCCGACGATCAGGCGAGATGACTCCGAGATATGGGTGACGATGAACCCGGACCTGCTGACGGGGGAAACCTATGTCCGGTTCGTTGCCAACCCTCCGCCTGATACCTGGGTGCGGCAAGTCAATTTTCACGATAATCCCTGGTTCCCGGCTGTGTTGGAGGAGGAGCGCGCGCATTGCGAGCGGACGCGACCGCCGGCGGAGTATCGCAATATCTGGCTCGGTGAGCCTTTGCGCACGGCGGAGGGGGCCTATTACGCGGATCAGATCATCGCGCTGCGGGCTGCCGGGCATGTGAAGGAGGTGCCGTACCAGGCGGGGGTGCCAGTCTCGACGTGCTGGGACCTGGGATACAACGACACCACGGCGATCTGGTTTTTCCAGCACATTGCCGGGGAGACGCGGTTTTTGGCCAGCTACCAAAATGCGGGGGAATCGCTGGAGCATTACGCCAGGCATCTGATGGAGCGCGGCTGGATGTTCGACCGGCACTACCTGCCACACGATGCCCAGCACAAGTCCTTGCAAACAGGCAGGAGCACAATCGATCTGCTGGAGGATTTACTGCCAGGTCACCGCTTTGAGGTGGTGCCGCGGGTCGAGAATGTCCTGACGGGCATCGAGGAGACGCGGTTGCGGTTGATCGGGCCTGTCTATTTCGACGCGATTGGGTGTCACGAGGGCCTGACGGCCCTGGAGCGGTATCGCAAGGAGTGGAGCGAGAAGCTCCAGACGTTCAAACCGACCCCGTTGCACGATCAATACTCGAATTATGCGGACGCTATCCGCCAATGGGCCCAGGGCTGGCAACCGCGGGGCGCCAATGGACCGGGTAAACGGACACGGGCGGCCGGGTGGCGGGGGGTATAGATGATGGGTAAAACACTTTTTACGAGGCAAGTATGGGCATTGTGGTAGGCGGTGAGCGGGCGTGGCGGAAGTTCCGAAAAGGGGATATTGCCATCGCCCTGCATTGGGTCAACGGCGAGCCGGCCATGGTGCTGTTTCCGGCGCACATGACGCAGGGTCGGGTGCAGCGGATTACGCCGTTCGTCATCCCCCTGAGCGTGGGCCATGAGTATGTGGCATCAGATGGGCATCCTAACCTGCTGCGGGCGCTGAAAGGGGCGACGGAGGCGGCGATGTGTCTGGGCATGACGCCGGAGATGAGCACGGTACACCGCATCATCGACGCCATTGTCGAGACGATTCCGGATCTGGTGAGTATGCCGCCAGAACCAGTGGCCATGCAGCGAGTGGACCGGGGGCAGCCGGTCGGGGAGCTGTCGATTCAGGTGGATGGGCAGGTGGTGAAGGAGGTCGAGGTGACGGACCCGGCCGCCGACGGGCAATGGGGGGGACGGTCATGATTCGGGACGATGGTATCAGCCAAAGCGTGGGGACATCGCCTTTCGATGATCCGACGGGGCGGGGGGGCGTGGTGGCGGTGCCTCCGCCAGTGAAGCCGCGCAAAAGCAATTTGGATAGTCCAGCCAATCGCAAGCGGTTGACCCATCTGCGCGATTGGATGGAGCAAGAGACCCAGCGCCAGGCGGCGAATCGCTACCAGATGGCCCTGGACGCGGATTACTACGACTCGCTGCAATGGAGCGAGGAGGAGGCCCAGGTGCTCCTTGACCGCGGTCAGGCGCCGGTGGTGTACAACGAGATTGCGCCGACCATCAACTGGATGCTGGGCACCGAGAGGAGGACCCGCATCGACTACAAGGTGTTGCCCAGACGCAAGGAGGAAGGGGACCTGGCCGAGGTCAAGACCAAGCTCCTCAAATATCTGAGCGACGTGAATGGGGAACCCCTGGCCCGTAGTCGTGCTTTTGCCAGCGCCGTCAAGTCCGGGGTGGGCTGGCTGGAGGTCGGGGTGCGGGGCGACGAGAGCGACGAGCCCATCTTCTACCGGGCTGAGGACTGGCGCTATGTGCTGTACGACAGCCAGAGCGTGGAGCCGGACCTGGCCGATGCGCGGTATCTGTTCCGCACGAAGTGGGTGGATGCCGACGTGGCGGAGGCCCTGTTTCCGGAGCGGGTGGGGCTGGTGCGGCAATCAGTGGTGGATGCCTCTAGCCTGGAGGAAGAGGACGCCGACGATCCCTGGTATATGGGGGCGCGGGTGACCGAGCCGGGGTCTGATTATCAGCGTCTGGGCAAGTACCGGCCTTACGACGCGGGCGCCCTCGGCGAGATCAAGCGGGATCGCGTCAAGCTGATCGAGGCTTGGTATCGGGAACCCGGACGGCGGGATGTGTTTCGCTCGGGACCCCAGGCGGGGGAGGCCCTGGACCCGGGCAACCCGGCCCATCAAGCGGCGGTGGAACAGGGAGCTTCGACCCATGACGGCCTGGTGATGGAGGTGCGGATAGCGATCTACTGTGACGCCGGCCTGCTGTTTGAAGGCCCCAGTCCCTATCGGCATGGCCGCTTCCCATTCGTGCCGGTGTGGGCCTATCGCCGGCAACGGGATAACGCCGCCTATTCGCCGATTCGCGTCATGCGCGATTCCCAGGACTCGCTCAACAAGCGCGGCAGCAAGGCGTTATGGATTCTGTCCAGCAACCGGGTGATTGCCGAAGAAGGGGCGGTGGACGATTGGGAGCAACTGCGCGAGGAGGTGGCGCGGCCCGATGCCCTGATCATCAAGGCGCGCGGCAAGGAGCTGACGATTGACCGCGACGTGCAACTTGCCGACCAGCATTTACGCCTGATGGACCGGGACACCCTGGCCATTCGCAATGGTGGCGGGGTGACGGCGGAGAATCTAGGGCGGGAGACCAACGCCAGTAGCGGCAAAGCGATCATCGCCCGGCAGGACCAAGGGACGGTGGTCACCAGCGAGCTGTACGACAACTTGCGCTGGGCGGTGCAGTGGGCAGGGGAAATTGAACTTAGCCTGGTCGAGCAATTCATCACGGGCGAGAAGGTGGTGCGCCTGGTCGGAGATCGGGGAACCGCGAGTTTCGTCGAGATCAACACGCAGGACCCGGTGACCGGGCAAGTGGTCAACGATGTGACCGCCAGTAAGGCTGATTTCGTTGTGTCCCAGCAGGATTACCGGGATTCCCTGCGCCTGGCTATGTTCGAGTCGCTGTTTGAGATCGTCGGGCGATTGGCGCAGATGAATCCAGATGTGGCCCTCAACATGCTCGATCTGGTGGTGGAGATGGCGGACGTACCCAACCGCGACGAACTGGTGGCGCGGATCAGGCAACTGAATGGGCAGCGTGATCCGGACAGCGAGCCGACGCCGGAGGAGCAGCAGCAAATGGCCCAACAGGCGGCCATGCAGCAGGCGCAGCAGCAGTTGGCGATGGCGCAGATGGAGGCGACGGTGGCCAAGCTGCAAGCGGAAGTGGACAAGGTGAAGGCTGATCAGGAGAAGGCCCAGGCCGAGAGCATCAACAAGCGGTTGGAGGCCATGTATTCGGCCCTGCAATCGGCGCAGATCGTGGCGCAAGCGCCAGGTGCGGCGGTGATGGCGGACGAGATCATGAAGGGCGCCGGGTTCGATGACCCGGTGTTACGCCAGGAGCAAGCGATGATCCAGGAGGCGGCGGCCCAGCAGCAGGCGGCTATGCAGGAACAGGCGGCCATGCAGCAGCAGGCACAGCAGCAGGCCATGGCGGAGCAACAGATGGCGGCCCAGGCCGAACAGCAAGCCCTCGCGGGTATGCAGTCCATGCCAGGCCCGGGTAACCCGATGGCGGGGGCCAAGATGCCAGCCAGCCCCGCCCCGGCTGATCCATCGGCCCTGGAAGGGGCGCGGCAGGGCATCGAGACGCCGCAAAACGATGGGCTGATGGGATGAGCGAGAAAGGCCAGGCGGCGGGTGGCGCTGTCATACGCTGGCGTTGCGCCCATCAATGTGGGCGCGAGGTGAGCGACAACTTCTATCAGAACATGATTAAGAAAGCCAAGCACCCCCCCTTATGCGTCTGTCGCTACTCATTCAACGGCGGGTGGAATCCTCCGTGGTCGCGCTGGGAGGAGGTCGTCATTCGTCCGGAGCGGGGACTGGTGCCAGAGACCGATGAGGCGGCGGATTCCAGGTTAATTCAGCCCTGCAATAAGGGCATGTCAGGAGCATGAACATGATGGTGGTAGAACTAGGCTATGCAGGTAAGACCATGAAAATGAGCAAAGAAGAGCAAGTTTGGCAGGCTGAGGAAGACTTGCGCGTGCTGATGGAGGCAAAAAAGATCAAAGCCGACAAGAGCCGGTACGCGGCGGCGGTCGCTCAAGGGCGGGAGCGGCTGGACCGGCTGATGAAGATCGTGGGTGACGACGATGCGGCGGAGGTGAAATCCTGATGGGCGCCATTCTGGACGAAGAACTTGTGGGGCTGTCGGACGAGGAGCGTAAGGCACTGTCTGGCGATGACGACGTTGAAGATCAAGAGGTCCTGAGATCGCTGGTGCAGGAAGGCGGCGATGAGGAGGATGACGAACCGACGGAAGATGAGCCCGCGGCGGTCACAACGGGGCAGGAACCGGCAGCAATGGACCAGGGTAAGGCGCAGCCAGGGGTTAACTTGGCGGACGCGGAGACGGGGCCTGGCGAGTTCCAGCCAGTCTATGTGGCCCAGCCGGTGGAAAGGTACGCCGATCAGATGGCGTGGATCGCGCAGCAACAGACGGAGCTCGCCAAGGGATATGAAGATGGGGATTATGACCTGGCCACGTATCAGGCCAGGTTACGCGCCCTGACGGAGCATGAGTGGGGGCTGCGTGAACAGCAGTTAAAGGCCAACCTGGCGGTGGAGCAACGCACGCAGCAGATGGCCCAGCGTTGGCAGTGGGAGCAGGAGCGGTTTTTCAGCCAGGCAACCAATCGGGCCTACCGTGAGGACCCGGTGATTGGGCCGGCCTTCTCCGCGGCGGTGCAGCTATTGGCAACCGATGCGAACAATAATGCGCGGCCGATGAATTGGTTTTTGGAAGAGGCCGACCGCATGACGCGGGCCAGGTTCCGTTTGCCAGGTGAAGAAGGCGCCAGCGTGGCGCATGGCCAGAAGGCCCCGATCCCGGGGGCGGCCGGGAGAGGCGGGCGTACCAACGGTGGGCAAATACCGCCGACCTTGGGCGGTCTGCCGGCGGCGACTATCCCCGAGGTGGGCGGCGATGAGTTCTCCCGGCTTGATCGTCTCGATGGCATGGACCTGGAACGGGCCTTGGCGCGGTTGAGCCAGGCGGAGGCCGACCGCTATCTGATGGGGCGGGGGTAATGGTGCGCTGGCGGCCAGCCCACGGTAAGTGACCCAATGCCCAGTTACCATGACCTGAAGATTGGTGAGACCCTGCATTTTGTGGGGTCTGGCCAGGTGGATGTGACCTTGATTGCCAAGTCAGGGCGGCGGGCACGCCTGGCCATCGAGGCGGATGTGGCGGTGGCGATTCAGCCGCGGCCGGCCGTGGCTGATTCGGTGCTGCTGGACGCCGCGGGTTCGCCTAAGAAACCGGGCGTCCCGGGCGGCCAGCACACAAAATCCTGAACACAAGTCTGCTACAAATGCTAATAGCGCGCGCACAATCCTGATCACAAGATCAGGTTAGCGCGCAGGAGTGCGCTCCGGAGTTGTTTATTCCACAACTGGAGCGTATTCCATGGCTAAGACCATCGTCGGCGTCGGCGACGCCAAAGCAATCAAGCGATATTCCGCCTTCCTGGCCGTTGATGTCGGCCGCAAGTCCTATTTCAATCGTAAGTTCATGGGCGTAGGCGAGGAGGCCCAAACCCCCTTGCAGACCCTGCCGCATCTGGAAAACGATGCCGGCGATCAGATTTCATACGACCTGGTGATGCAGCTCAAAATGAAGCCCATCCAGGGAGATGCCACCTTGCGCGGCAAGGAAGAGGACCTGAAGTTCTACACGGACTCCCTCTACATCGACCAGTTGCGCGGCGGCGTCAACACCGGCGGCAAGATGTCGCGGAAGCGCACCATCCACGATATGCGCGCCATCGCCCGCGTGCGTGAATCCGAATGGTGGGCCAGGCTGTTCGACGAGACCCTGTTCCAGTATCTGTCGGGGGCCCGTGGCGTCAACTCGGACTTCATCGAGGACACCAGCTTCACCGGCTATGCCACGAACGCCTTTGTCGCCCCGGATGCCCTGCATATCCTGTACGGCGGCGACGCCACCTCCAAGGCGACGCTGGACGCCGCCGACAAGATCAGTCTGAGCGTCATCGACAAGGCCCTGGCGCGTGCCGAGGTCATGGGCGGCGGTACTTCGGGTATCCCCAGCATCCAGCCCTGCGAGATCGACGGCGAACCGCATTTCGTGCTGGTGATGCACCCCTGGCAGGAATACGACTTGCGCACCACTACCAGCACCGGCCAGTGGCTTGATATTCAGAAGGCGGCAGCCGGTGCCGAGGGCAAGGCCAACCCGATCTTTAAGGGCGGGCTCGGCATGTACAACAACGTCGTGCTGCATAAGCACAAGGCGGTGATTCAGTTCTCCGACTATGGCGCCGCTTCGCCGCCTGTGGTGAACGCTGGGCGTGCCCTCTTCCTGGGTCGGCAGGCTGGCGTGGTGGCCTTTGGCTCCCCCGGTACTGGGCTGCGTTTTGACTGGAATGAGGAGCTGGAGGATCGGGGTAACCAGGTGGTTATCACGACTTCGAGCATCTTCGGTGTCAAGAAGTCGGCTTTTACCATCGACGGGACCAGCCGCGACTTTGGCGTGATTGCCATTGATACCGCCTGCGCCGATCCGACCGCCTAACGACTGCCTGACCCTGAGTTCGTCCGGGCCAGGCGCCCGGGCGGGCTGAACAAGATTGCCATTTGAGGAATTCGAGATGACTACTGCTGCACTGACCTACCGCTCCGACCACGCCTCGGGCAAAAAGCCCATGCCGTCGCCCGCCGGCTCCGAGGTGGTGAATGTCCTGATGAAACTGACCCTGACATCCGCCCAGGTGGATGCCCTGGCGGCCAATGACACGATTGTCATGGGCTACCTGCCGGAGGATTGCGCCTTTGTCGATGCCGTCTGCGCCATGACGGCGGGCATTGATACCGGCTCCGCCCTGGATCTGGACTTTGGCGTGCTCAAGGATGACGAATCCGACCTGGAAACCGAGTTGCAGAACTCGATCCTGGTGGACGGCACCACCAGCCTGGCGCGGGTGACCCTGACCGAGACCATGCTGACCCTGGCCACGACAGGCGCGCAACGCAAAAAGGTGGGCTACAAGGTAGCGACCGCCGCGGGAACGCCTGCGGCCGGGACCATCTATCTGAGCCTGTCCTATCGCACCACGACTTACGGCATCTGAGCTGGATTGATCTAACCCTCGGCGCCCCGCGCGGGGCGCCGACATTGCAGAGGCACGCACATGGCTATTACGGGAATCAACAGCTTGCACCAGGACGAGCGCCTGGTGGTGGAAGAACTGGTCGCGGATGACGTAACCGCCAGTGACGATCTGGTGGTGGGCGACGATGTGACGGTGGGCGACGATCTGACGGTGACGGATGACGCCCTGGTCAGCGGCGATTTGCAGGTGACAGGAAACACCAGCCTGGGGGGCATCGTGCTCCCGCACACGATCACGATTGCCCTGGCGGCGTCGGCGACGACGGATGGCATGGACATCACGGTTAGCCTCAAGACAGCCGCCGGAGCGGCCTTGGGCCAGGTGAATACCCTGATCCTCTATATGAGTGAGACGAACACTGGCTCCGGCATTACGGGGGACACCTATTCTGGCGATCTGACGGCCAGCGAGGGGGCGATCCTGGGCAGCCTGGTGGCCAAAAAGATGTGGATGGTGAATACCACGGGCGGCGGCGTGTTCAAGGGGACCTTGGTGGCCTCGGCCAATCCCGCCGATCAGTATGTGGTGGCTATCCATCCCTTCAACGGCAAGCCGGTGGTATCGGCCGTCTCCGGGACCAGTTGGCAAGGCGCCTGATGATGCGCGTGGAGAGCCTGATTAAGCGTCCGTTGGGGCATGAAGTGACCTTGGCGGGCGTGAGTTACGCCTTCCGGCCGCCTGATTGGGCGTGTCGGGTGGAGAACCCGGCTCATGCCGCGCACTTTGGGGCGATCAAGGAGGGCTATCGGATTGTGCCTGAGCCTCTGGCCCTGGAACTGGAGGTGCCTGGTGGGATGGTTTCCCGTCCGCTTGCCCCCCCGATTAGGCGACGTGGCCGCCCCCGTAAAGTTGTGACTGAGGTAGCTACAGATGGCGACATCTAACAACGCCTGGACGCCATAACACCATGGCCTCTTTGGACGACTTTCTCGCCATAGTGCGGGGCCGGCTACCCGGCTGTCCGGACTTCATTCTCAAGGAGGCCGTGCGCGATGCCGCCATCGAGTTTTGCAAGCGCACGCGCCTGTTGGTTGAGCGGATAACGGTTGCCGTGGAGGCGGATGAAGCGGCGGTTACACTCTCCCCGGCTACGGACTTACACTGGGAGGTGCTTGACCTGCGCCGGGACAACACCCGGTTGACCCCCTGGAACCGGCGTGAAGCCACGGTGCAAGACCAGTCCTTAGAGACAGGGACCCCGCAGTATTACTACCAGGAAGGGGACCTCACTCTGGTCCTGAGCCCCATCCCCGATGCGGATGAGACGCTGACGGCGCTGGTGACCCTGCGCCCTGATGACGCGGCAACGACGCTACCCGATGTGTTGTGGACGGACTACCGTGAGCCTGTCGCCGCCGGTGCGCGGGCGTGGGTGCGCCGTAATCACGGTGATTGGGTGAACCCTGAGTTGGAAGCAGAGGATCGGGCGATCTTTGAGCGGGCGATCCACAACCAGAATATTCGACGGGCGCGCGGCGGGGCTGATACGGCGCTGCGCGTGCGAGCCCATCCGTTTTGAGCGAGCTACTGAGACACTAGCATGGCAACCGTCAAAATCCAAGACGTTCTGAACAAGGTCGAGACGATCCTACAGGACGACACTAACGTGCGCTGGACCGCTGGCGAGTTACTGGGGTGGGCGAACGATGCCTACCGCGAAATCGTCATGGCCCGCCCAGACCTGAACACGGCTACCGGCACTTTGACCTGTGTCGAGGGCACGCGCCAGGCACTCACAACGACTCTCGCCCCTCACGCGCTGCGCCTTATCGACATCGTGCGCAACATGGCCGCGACCTCGAACAAAGGGGCGGTTCGCCTGATCAGCCGTATGATCCTGGACGACCAAAAGCGCGACTGGCACAACGTCGCCAGTAAATCTGTCAACATCGAATACTATATGTTCGATCCGAGGCTACCTAGAGAATTCCTGGTCTATCCGCCGGCAACGACGGCGGCGCAACTGGAAGTGGTTTACTCCAGCGTACCCACGGGCCATACCGTGAGCGGCAATACCGTACCGGATGAAGTCATCAAGCTAGATGATTCTTGGGCCAACTGCATGGTGGACTACATCCTGTACCGTTGTTACTCCAAGGACGCCGAGTACACTGCCAATACCCAACGCGCGGCCTCCCATTACCAAGCGATGCTGACCAGCTTGGGGGCCAAGACCCAGGCCGATATGGCGGTGTCGCCACAGGAAGGGGCACCGCGACCACCGACTACCGCGAGGGGGATGTAAGCCATGGCTACTACCAATCCAACCATTACAACGGCCTGGGCGAAACTGGTCAACCTAGGCGATGACTTTCTATTGACCCTGCCGTTCACCACCAGGACCAGTATCGAAGTGGCGATCAAAGACTCTGACGCGGCGCCGACGGTGCAAGGGCATGTCATACGCGGGGATCGCATCGAGGGGCTGAATCGGACACTGCTTGGCCCTGGGTACGTATTCGCCCGCTGCCAAGAGGGCTCGGTAGTGGCGACGCTGAGCGCCTGGACGCCCACCTAAATGCCCGTCCTGACGCAACTGCTAAGGCTGACGCGCCTGTTGCGGCTGTCTTCTACCGTTGACCCGTATGCACCCGAGAATACTCCAGCGGTGGAGTTGCGCACGGAGGACGGCATTTACCTGGTGACGGAAGATGGCAACTATATTGGCGTTGCGCCTTTTGGGCCTATGCTGCTGCTGTGGAGCACGCAGGCGTTGTACTGGGGCGATGAGCCCCTCACGTGGAGTCCGGTATGAGTAAGACAGTCCGCCAGGCCGTAGCCGTTCCGACCCACTTCCTAGTGGCAGATGGAACGGACGAAGCCTCCAATCTCGGCTACGCCACCGTGGCCCAGGCTCAGAGCCAGTTCGCCGTGGCCGTCCCGACGGGCGCGGGTCAGGCGGATGGACTGATGAGCCATGAGGACAAGGCGAAGCTGGACGTGACTCCGCAGCTCGCCGGTGACAACACCTGGACCGCCAAGCAGACCTTCAACCTGTTTGAAGCGGCGGCCGGCACCCTGGTAGCGAATGCGCCGGCCATTATCTCCCAGACGTGGAACAATGCCGCCGTGGCGTTTACCGGGCTGAAGATTGATGTCACGAATACGGCGAGCGCGGCGGGGGCGAAGCCGTTTGAGATTAGCGTAACTGGGTTTAGCGCCCATTTTGATAAGACCGCCAATCTAGTTTTTCCAGCGTTAGGTGGAACACAACTCGGCGCAATCTTTGGTGGCAGTACAATTTCTGACTGTGTTGCCTACACAGGGCAATACGGAGTGCGGCTATCGTCTACCATACAATTAGCGTGGAGCTCAAACAGAAACCTCAGCAGCCAAGATGTCACGCTGCGTCGTAATGCTGTCGGTGTCCTGGGCTTAAACTCGGCGAGTGCGCCCAGTACACTCAATGTGTGCGGTACCTACACCAGCGAAACCGACTACCAGCGTCTCGGCGTGATCTCTGCCAAACAGGCCCTGACCGCCGCATCCGGCGCCACTGTAGCCACCACGACCCTGAGTATTCCAAAATACTCCCACCTGATAGGCGTCACCACCCGCGTTACCACGGCGCTGGGCGAGACCAATGGCACAACGGGCTACACCGTGGGCGATGGCACCGATCCCGACCTGTGGGGCGCCGTCACGGGCGTCGCCATTGGCACCGCCACCGCTGCCCCAAACTATACCGCCGTCGATGCGCTCGGGCCATCGGCGACGGATCGTACCGTTACCCTGACCGCCGTGGGCGGAAACTTTAATGGCACTGGCGTGATTGAAGTTTGCGCCTTCTACCTGCGAGCTGAGGCCGATTAAATGAGCGAGCGTATTTCCTACCCAATAGAGCTGATCGAACAAGTGGGCGCCTATCTGGCAACCAAGCCCTTTCAAGAGGTCTATCAGTTGATCCAGTCCCTCCAGCAAAAGGGCGAGCCGGTCAAAGCCGCCGCGCCAGCCGAGGAGTCCGCCCCATGAGCCTGACCGCCCACATCACTACCGCTGACGGCGTGGCCGCGCTGGAGACGGCCGTCGTCGCCGTCGATATGCGGTTCAGCCGGGAAGGGTAAGCGATGGCCAATCGTTTGACGGGAGACTACGAGTTCGCTGCGGGGTTAAAAGTGGGCGGCGAAACCGCCTATCTTGACATCGCCCCCGATGGCACGCCGACTCTTGCCGGCGATGCGACGGTGTTCGACGATCTTGATTTCGCCATGACCTTTCGGTCGAATGCGAGCGAGAATCCGCCCGTGTGGACGCAACTGGCCAGCACCGGTATTTATGCCTGGGCCTTCGAGAATGGCGATATAGCGTATTTCCAGCGTCAAATCCCCCACCTGTTCAAGACTGGCTCCACCTGGCGCGCCCATGTGCATTGGATGCCGACCACGACCGCTACCTACACCGGCACCTGGACGCTGACCTTAACCGGGCACATAACCAGCACCACGCCCAGTGAGGCGCCGCTAATCAGTACCATTACGCGCACCGGCAGCTTTAACGTGAGTGCCACGGCCTGGCAGGGGCACCTGACGCAACTTGACGTCGCGGGCGCGACCCCCGAGTCGCCCATTGACGGGTCTGGCTGGGGGATCAGCACCATCCTGTTTGGCAAGTTGACGCTGACCCTATCAGCCGGTGCTGCCTGCATTCTGTCCGGGTTCGATTTGCATGGGCAAATTGACGCACTGGGCAGCAAAGAGGAATACGTCAAGTGATCAACAAGCCAGCCGCGACTAACGTGCGGGAGGCTCTGGCGATACCGACCGGCATTGGTCAGGCAGATGGTATGATGTCGCACCAAGACAAGGCCAAATTGGACCGCGCCGTTTTCGATAGGGCGATGGTCCTGGCCAGTATGAAAAGCTTTTAATCTGGAGATATGCCATGCCCACTGCTGAACTGACTGGCTACGCGGATGTGCAAGCCGTAATTGATGCGCTGGACAAGGCCGGGACGGCAATTCAGTCCGACACTACTGGCATCGCCGGCGCGGATCGGGTGACCAATATCATCTCGCTGACTCAAGCGGAATACGATGCGATTACGCCGGATGCCGCAACCCTCTATGTGATTACTGACGAAAATCGTGTGTATTTAGGTGCCGACTGCGTTTCTGACTTTGAGGAGATAGACTATAGCATTGGTGTTGCTGGTGCCCAGGGCTTTGGTGTAGGAATTTATCCTACGGAATTACCAACCGGCTTTTCCGCCATGGTCGGCACCTTCGATCCAGCCAGCGACAATTATGGCAATTACCAGTACAGCGACGGCAGCGTCATGTGCTGGATTCCGCGCTTCTACTATCGCATCGGCGCGGCGGCATCGGCCCGCTATGCCACCTATGGCGCCAACGCCATCGATATCGCGGGCGTGGATACCTACGCCACGACGGCGCTGGCCAACGCGGCGGGCTTTGCCCTGCATCGCGCCTTCATTGACGGCGGCGCCGAGAAGGCGGGCTTTTTCTTCGATAAGTACGAGTGCAGCAACAACAGCGGCATCGCCAGCTCGCTCAAAAACGGCAATCCGCTCAGCACCGCCGCCGCCCACAACCCCATCGCCAGCCTGACCGGCAACGGCCAGACAGTAGCCAACAATGATGGCGGCTGCATCAACGCCGCCAAAACGCGCGGCAACGATTTCCACTGCATTTCCCGCTTCCAATGGGCGGCCCTGGCCCTGCTCGCCACCGCCCACGGCCAGGCTGCCACTAGCGCCACCTATTGCGCTTGGTACAACGCCGCGCTGACCACCAACTTCCCCAAGGGCAACAACAATAACGCCCTCAAGGATACCAACGACACCGCCGTGGTCTGGCAAAGCGACGGCTACTCCAACTGCGGCAAGACGGGTTCGGCCGGCTACGGCGGCGGGGCCGGTAACGTCTTCGCCAAAAGCACGCACAACGGCCAGAACTGCGGCGTGGCCGATCTCAATGGCAATATGTGGGAGGTCACGATTGGCATGACCTGCATTGCCGCCAGCCAGACGATCGCCGGCGCCACTCAAGCCAATCCCTGCGAGATCACCATCGCCGGCCATGGCTATGCGAACGGCGATGTGGTGATGATCACCTCCGCCGGTGGCATGACGCAGCTCAACAATAAGCTCTACACCGTCACCAAAACAGGGGATGACACCTTCACCCTCGATGGCGTGGACAGCTCCGCCTTCACCGCCTGGACCACTGGCGGCAGTGTGACCAAGGGGGCCTTCTACGTCGCCAAAGAAGCGACGGCCATGAAAGCCTTTACGAGTGGCAACAGCGGGGCCACCGATCACTGGGGCGCTACCGGCGTGGCGGCGATGATGGACGCGCTCACCCCCGCCTTTGCGACTACCAGTGGGGCAAACGGCATCGCCCAGCGTTACGGCAACAGCACCAACCAAGTGCTCGAAGAAGAGACCAGCGGCAATGCCTGGCTACTGACCGGCCTGGGCTTACCCAAGGCGGCCGGCATGAGTACGGGCGGCAGTAGCTTATTCGGGGTAGATTACTATTACCAATATGTACGCAACGAGCTGTGCCTGCTCTCGGGCGGGGACTGGAACGACACGTCCAATGCGGGCGCGTGGAGCCTGTACCTGTACAACGATCGCGCGCACTCCGGTGCGGGCATTGGTCTTCGTTGCGCTGCCTATGTCTGAATGTTCGTCCGCGCGATAGCGCGGACCTAAGCCGCCAAAACAGAAACCATGGGTCTGCATAGCGCCGCGATTCTTGATAAGAAATACATTGACATGCTTAAGCTGTTGAACATCTATCTAAACCATTTTCCGCGACATGAAAAGTACGGCCTGGCATTGCGCATTCGCAATACGGCTTATGGCCTGTATGATCTGATTGTGGAAGGCCAAAAGCGGTATTACAAAAAGACGACGCTGACCCAGATGGATATCGCCCATGAGCAATTACGCATGCAACTGCGTTTAGCGCACGAGCTGGGCTATATCACCTGCGAGAGGCCCGATTTGATCCCCTATTTACCCCACTACGAGGCGCGGTCATGAGCGATACCACCATCCACCGCTACCAGCCAGTCATCACGCCTGGCCCTGCCGGCACCGATCACCGCCCCAGCGGGCCAGACGGCGAGGGGTATCAGGAGACCCTGACCGAACTCTGCACCCTCGATGGCTGGCGCTATGTCAGCGTGCCTGGCGGCGTCACCGTGACCGTTCCTGCCGCCCTGGCTACCTGGGAGGCAGTGACACCGGATGCCGCCCTGCGGGAGCGCATCAAGGCGGAAAGCCCACACGCCCAACTGATCGCCGAGCGGGTTATCGCGCAGATTCGCGCCATCTATCCGCTGGACGAGGAACTGTACTTTGCCCGCATCGCCGTCGGCGCCTTGCTAGGCACTTACACCCTATTGGATGGCGAGGCGGAGGCCCTGGCGCAGTACCAAGGCGCGGTCGAGACTGCCCGCGAATGGGGCCGCACCGAGCGGGCCAAGCTGGGGCTGTAGCGTGAGCAAAGCCGAAATCCTGGAGCTGCAACGGCGCCTGAACGAGGTGGGCCTGGCCTATCTCGTGCTGGGCGAGCCGCTGGCGGAGGACGGGATTTATGGGCCGAATACGGATCGGGTTTATACCGAATGGCTGGACAGGGATCACGTCATGCCGTCCGTCACGCCCGAGCCGGCCAAACCCTGGTGGCAGTCCCGCGCCATTATCGGCCTGTTGACGGTTGGCCTGGCCTGGGTGGCGGGCAAAATGGGATGGCTGATTGATGACGAACAGATCACGCAAATCCTGCTGGCCGTGCTGGAAGCCGTCGGCCTTATCGTGGCCGCCATCGGCACCATCCGCCGCCAGGCGCCCATTGATCCGACTCTCGTTGCTCGTTTGCCTGGCCGCGGCGATGTGCGGCTGCCAGTGTTACCCCACCGCGAAAATAGGACTGGCACAGGGCGAGATCCTGGGCCTTTCGGTTTCTGATTACCTGTTTGGCATTAAATGCCAGGATATTGTGAAATGAACGCTCTGATGATTCTGTCCACCGTACTTCAACTGATTCCCGCCATCATTGCCGCCATCAAGGCGATTGAGGAGGTAATCCCTGGCGAGGGCAAGGGCGAGCTCAAATTGCGCGCCATCCGCGAGATTATCGATGGGGTTTACGATAAAGCGGCGGCGATCTGGCCGGCGATTGAGAAGACCATCGGGATTTTGGTCGGCGTATTTAATACCGTAGGCGTCTTTCAAAAGGGCAAGTAACCCATGCGCAGCCTCAAGCACTGCTGCCTCGCCATTGCCGAGGGCGCCATCGTTGGCTACCTTACGGCAGCCGCCTGGTTCGTCGCCAGTGGATTCTAGTGACGACATTACGCGCGGCGCGCTGGTGCGCTATCACGAACTGTCTATCCAGCTCGCCGCGCTGCGCCAGGAGATGGCCGACCTGCATGAACACTGCCACTTCGTCAAGGAGTGGATGCGGACGGACGAGGAGCGCAGCCGCTGGTTCTATGCCGTTGAGTCCGACCTGCGCGAAATCGTCGAATCGACTCGCTACCTTAAACGAAGTCGGCGCATCATCGGCTGGCTCATCGGCGCTACGATGGGCGCCCTTATGTTCTGGGAGACGGTTGTCGTGTGGGTTAGGGAGCATGTGAAATGAGTACAGTCAGCGTCCATCGAGTGAGCTTCTGGCTACTCGTTGCCTTTTGCGCCATCCTCAGCCTAGCCGTCATCAATCTGCTGTTCTTCGCTGGCCAAGGCCGGCGCTTTACCGCTGAGGACGGCGACCGTGACCGGGCTGCCCGCATCTCCGCCGACCTGCTGGAGCGGAAGGAACGCCAGGAGGGTGACAGACTCTGCATGGAGCGCATCGGCGCCGTCGAGAAGGTGATCGCCAGCATGGCCACCAGCGGGAGCACGCAATGATCCAGACCCAACCCCTGTGCTGGGGCGCGAAAGTCAGCCAGCCTTTTCGGGACCGGCTCTACCGTTTGTGTGCTGAACTGGACTGGTCCGAGAAGCACGCGAGTTGGCTCATGGCCTGTATGGCTTTCGAGACCGGGCGGACCTTCAGCCCCTCCATCAAAAACCCAGGTTCCTCGGCTACTGGCTTGATCCAGTTCATGGACGCGACGGCGCGGGGCCTGGGCACGAGCACGGCGGCATTGGCCAAGTTAACTGCCGTGGGGCAGTTGAACTGGGTTGAGAGATACTTCATGACAAACGCCCATCGCGTCAACTCACTCGAAGACATGTACATGGCCATTCTGTGGCCCAAAGCGATTGGCAAGTCTCTTGACCACGTGTTATGGGCCAAGGGGGCGCCTGCGTTTGCCGTAAACCGCGGGCTGGACCTGGACAAGAACGGGGCGGTGACAAAGCGCGAGGCGTCTGCCAAGGTGCGACAGCTCTACGCGGAGGGAATGCTGCCGAACAACGTCTGGATTACTGGGGGGTTCGTGTGAGCCCCATGCTGCCCGACCCTCGCCGCCCCACGCGCCCCGATTGGGACCTGATGGCCTTTGGTCTGGCCACGGTTGGCGCCATCGTCTGCGTCCTGCTGGCGCTGATGGGGGTCGGCCAATGAAGTGCCCGTCCGAGCTGAGGATGGTTGGCCTGCTGGTGGTATTTGCCGCCATGTGGATTGCCATCCTCAGCATCGTGGCGGGACTGGGCTTGCTGACGGACTGGGTACTGTCGTGACGGTCGAGCGGTTCGCCTGGGGGGTGGTTGACGCGGCGGTGTGGGTGGTGGCGGTGTTGACAGCCGCAGTATTGATAGAGCTGGCGTGGTATCTTCTGCGCAGCGCATAACAAGGGTGGGTCATCCCCGACATGAAATTCGCCGTCAAGTCGTTCACTGGGGTCGCACCCAAGGCTAACGCCCGCTACCTGGCTGAGGGCGGGGCGCAGAAAGCCTTGAATGTCGAAGCCTTTGGTCAGACGCTTAAGCCTCTGCGGGGGTACAGCGACGCGGTGACGACCGTCCCGGACGGCACCCAGTCTGTATACCGCTACGGCCAAAGCGAGACAGAGGAGGCGAAATACTGGCTGGCTTGGCCCGGTGACGTGGACGTGTGCCGGAGCCAGATCGCAAACGACACGAACGAGTGGACATTCATCACGGATGGGGCGTACCCCAAGGCGACTAACAGCGCCACACTGCAAGATGACTTACTGCCGGCGGTACATGAGTGGGTGCGCTTGGGTTTACCTACCGCGACCCCTGCTGCCACGGCGGCGGTTACCGAGCGTGGCCCCTGCATTTCCGTCGGTAAGGAGACGTGGGGATTGTTTTCCACGGCGATTGGTTTGACCATCGCCACGACTGGCGGGGTAGTCTCAAGCACAGCGGTCACGCTGACGGATGTGTCCAACGCGGCGGCTATCGCCACCGCCATCAACACAGCTTTCTCGGGTACCGGGTACGTCCTCGCCATTGCTAGTGGCGACTTGCTTCGGTTGTTTGGTAGTGTTGCCCTGAAATCATCCACCTTGTCTCTGGGGTGGACCACCGCCACCAACATCATCCTGTACGCCAGCTTCCGCTATAATTTCTTCGCTAACTCCTATTACCTACTAAAGGTTTCTGGGGCCACGTGGGGAACGTGGACCACTTCGACGGTACTGACCTTCACCGGCGCGGCGTTTACTCTTGGCAATGTTACGGTATCCCTCCCAAGCGTAGCCTCGGCAAACACCATACGCGATCGCATCATCACCGTGTTTGAAGCGGCTGGGTATGATTGTGGCACCGCTGCTGGAGACGAGTTCAACGTCTACACCAGTGGTAGTGATATTTACGTCAAAACAGCGGAGTCTTTGTTTCCCAAGATGTTCGAGGTGCGATGGCCCGGATCGTCGCCCGCGTCGATAACAGCGACCTGGAAAGAAGAGATACCCGAGTCACGGGCCTATACCTGGACGTGGGTTAGTACCATCGACAATTTATCTATGGAGTCAGGGGCCGCGCCCCCCTCCAAGGTGGTCGATCTTCCGCCCTTGACAAGCTATGTCACACTGACTGGGTTGCCAGCAAGCGTTGATAGCACTCAAAACATCCTGGTGACGCACAAACGCATATACCGCACCGCCGGGTCGGATTACCTCTTTGTGGCCGAAATAGATGGCCAGGCGACGACGTTTACAGATGCGCTGCTGGCCGAGGACTTGGGTGAGCTGTTACCCGAGGCGGCGACCTCTGCAATGCCCCCGGACGGTTTGCTCGGTTTGACGAGCCTCCCCAACGGGTTGTTGGCGGGCTTCCTCAACCAGGACATCTACTTCTCCCTGATGTACCGGCCCTACGCCTGGCCTGTGGCCTACATGCAAGCGGTCGATTTCCCTATTGTTGGCTTGGGGGCTATCGACACCACGCTGGTTGTGTTGACTACCGGCAACCCGTACTTTATTCAGGGGTCTTCGCCGGGCAGCATGGTGGTGGTCAAGGCCGACCTGGACCAGGCGTGCGTCAGTAAGCGGTCCATCGTCTCCATGGGTGGCGGCGTGCTGTATGCCAGTCCGGACGGACTGGTGCTGCTGTCCACGGCGGGTTCGCGGGTGGTTACGGCTGATCGCTTTTCCCGGGAAGACTGGCAGAAGCTCAACCCCACGACGATTCATGCGTATGGGCATGACCTGCGCTATGTCGCCTTTCATAACGCGGACCCGGACGGGGCGACGGGGTTCGTTTACGACATTGCCAGTGGCGAGTTTATCAAGCACACCCTGACCGCCACGGCGGGCTATCAGGACTTGCGCAACGACGCCCTGTATGTGGCCACGCCGGGCGACGCCGTGGTGAAGTGGGGCCAGGGCAATCGGTTGACTGGGGTGTGGCGCTCGAAGAAGGCCACCATGCCACACACGACCAGCTTTGCCTCTGCCCAAGTCGAAGCGGAAGCCTACGGTGTTTGTGTGATTTCGGGAGCTATTGACCCGGATTACACCACGTCGGCAGCGTGCGCGGCGGCGGGTTACTGCACCATCGGCGGTGAAGTAGACCTCACCAAGACCACCTCCGCGGCGTGTACCGGAGCAAGCGGTACCTGGACCTCTTACAACGGGACCTGGACCTACCCGAGTCTGGAGGTCTACATGGATGGGACCCTGGTACATACGCAGACGGTGACTTCGCGTAACCCGTTCCGCCTGCCCGCCACACCGGGGCGTGACGTGGAGCTGGAACTGGATACGTGCAGCGAAGTTTTCAGTATCGCCCTGGCGCACTCCCACGCGGAGCTGTTCGATGACTAATAGCCGTCTGCCAAGTGTAGTATCGTCGATCCCGCCAGACCTGAGAGCGTTTATAGAGCGGGTGCGCGAGTACCTGTCTCAACCCATCACCAGCGTGGCGAAGGACACGATTGGCACGGCGAACCTAATGAACGGGGCCGTTGTCCAGGACAAGATCGCCACGGGGGCGGTCCTGGCGGAGAAGATCGCCAAGGATGCGGTGACGACGGACAAACTGGCAGACGGTGCGGCAACGACGGATAAAATTGGCGACCTGCCAGCGAGCAAAATCACGTCTGGCACCTTCGACGCGGCGCGAATTCCTTCTCTTGACGCGAGCAAGACCACCACAGGCACGTTCGCCTTGGCGCTGTTGCCGCAGGTGTGCGACGTGATTGTGTCGGGTACCGACACAGACACCATCTCAGGCACGTACAACGACATGGTTTCCGTGACTACAACAGGTGTGTCATCTAGTACCAAAGTGCTGATTGTTGGAATTGTTACCGGGTACGCGGCACGGCCATCCGGGACCAATGGATTTGGCCTAATCGCGCGGCTCCGCAGGGGCGCGTCCACGGTGCTGGTAAATGATCAATACGTGGCCTATGCGGCAGGTGGCGCGAGCGGTAATCTTACTGCCGGTGGCAGCCGCGTCATCCTTTACGTAGAAACCATTAGCAGCGCCCAGACCTACTACCTGGACGCGAGGTACAACGGTGACGCAAACTCTGGCGGTTGCACCGATGCGTCCCTTTTTATCTTCCGTCTCCGCTGATGAACCTGGCCGACCTTCTTTGGCGCAATCAGGGCCAGGTTCTGACCCCGGAGCTGATTCTCGGGCTGACCCACGCCCACGCGGCGATTGATCGCCTGGCCACCGGCGAGCCCCCCCACCCGTTGGATGGCCCCTGGGTAGCGGCGCCTAATCTGCGCCCTTCCATTCGGCGCCTAGTGCTGGACGAGCATGAACGCGTGGCTGCCTGGGTAGCAGAGCAAGCGAATTGCAGCGTACACGCCTGGGCTGGTTACGTCTGCCTGGGTCTGGAGGTTGACGGCAGCCTGACTGCTGGGGTGGTGTTGGAGTCTTTCACCGGGCGCGGGGCAAACATCCATGTCGCTGGTGTCGGCAAGTATTGGCTCAACCGCAACTGGCTATACTCCACTTTCCATTATTGCTTCAATGTTTTACACTTAAAGCGTCTCACTGGCTTGGTGCCAGCTTCTAACCAGGCGGCGCTAGACTTCGACCAGCACATCGGTTTCCAGTATGAGGCCACGCTGCGCGACGGGGCAGAAGACGGTGACTTGATTATCCTACGGATGCGGCCTGAAGACTGCCGCTACTTACCACAAGTGGAGCACTGACATGGGCGGCAAAAGCACAAAAGCACCGCTGGCGAAAGACATCGGTTGGGAGATGCGCGGGTTCGGCGAGCTAGAGACTCAAAACCTGAAGAATATAAATCAGGCTAATTATGAGGCCGCGCGGCCTCTGGCAGATAGCCTGGCCACACAGATGGCCAACAACGGCTTCTCGCTGTCGTCTTATGGGAACACTGTACTTGGCCCCAACAGCGACATTAGCCGCTCAGCGCAAGGGGTGCAGCATTATGGCGACATGAGCGCCGGTGCGGGCCAGGGCATTTATAACACGGGGCTGGGGCTTGGTGACAGGCTCTTTGCTGAAAACAGGAACGCTGGTAACGACACCTATAACCAAGGTTTGGCTATTGGTCGCGGCATATACAACGAAGGACGAAACCTGGGTGACAACGCCTACAACCAAGGAATGGCTATTGGCAGCGACATCTACAACCAAGGTCGAAACATTGGTAACAACGCCTATAACCAAGGAATGGCTATTGGCAGCGACATCTACAACGAAGGACGAAGCCTCGGCAACAACGCCTACAACCAAGGAATGGCTATTGGCAACAACGCCTACAACCAGGGGATGGCTATCGGCAATAGGGTCTATGACCAAGGACTGACTATTGGTGGTAATGTCTACAACCAAGGCTTGACCCAGGGCGCGGACTCCATGAACCGGGCGGATGCCTTCATAGGTAGCCTGGGCGGCATGGCGGGGGCCGTGTCTCAGCCCTCGATTAGTTTGGGCAGCGTGCAGAATGGGACAACGGCGGCGGGCGGCAACGCGCAGGACTACCACAACGAGTGGCGGAACGTCTATGCCCCGGCGGCCCGCCAGCAACTGGCCGACGCGCAGAATTTCAACACGGCGGCGTACCGGGAAAATCTAGCCATGCAAGCCATGGCCGATGCCGGCCGGCAGTTCCAAAACTCGCAGTCACAGATACAGCGCACCATGGGTAGTACGGGCATGAACATGGGCTCTGGTGCGGCGGCGGCGCTACAGCAGCAGGCTATGCTGGCCAACGCGGCGCAGCGGGCCGGGGCCGGAACGGGCACGCGCTGGGCGGCTGAGCAGGAAGGGTGGAATCGGGTCAACACCGCCATGAATAACACGGCTGGCGCCCACCTGATTGGCGGTGCCAATGACGCCCTGGGTGTCGAGGCCAGTGTCACCAACGCCAATACGGGGGCGCAAGCCAGCGTGGCCAACGCCAACACGGCGGCCCAGGCTAGTCTGGCTAATGGCTGGCTAGACTCACAGACCTCTTTGCGCAACGCCCAGATGGCCGCTTCCGCGTCAGCGTTCAACGCCGGATTGGATGCCCGGAGTCGGGACTACGCCACCGGGACCACGGGTTTGTTGAATGCCTATGGCACGGGTAGTCAAGGACTACAAGCGGGTTATAACACGGGCGTCAATGCCCAGTTGCAGGGCTATAACACGGGCGTCGATGCCCAGATGCAGGGCTATCAAACCGGCAGCCAGGGGCGTTTACAGGGCTATGACACGGGCGTCAATGCCCAGTTACAGGGCTATCAAACCGGCAGCCAGGGGCGTTTAGAGGGTTATAACACTGGCGTCAATGCCCAGGCGCAAAATTATCAAGTCGGCAGCCAGGGGATGACTAACGCTTTCAACTCCGGAGCAGACGCTAGGTTGCAGGGCTTGAATCAAGGCACGCTTGCGCAGTTACAGGGCTATGAAACCGGTAGCCAGGGGTTGATGCAGGGGTACAACCAAGCCGCGGGGTCCTACAATAATGCGGGGCAACTCTACGCCGACGCCGGGCGGCTGAGTATAGACGCTCATCGAGCTGCCAATGATTCCGCCAATACCTCGTTGGGCCTCTACATGACGCCGCGTGAGCAATACTTCCAAAACCACATGGCGGCGTTACAGCCGCAGATGTGGGGCCTGTCGAACCACTACAACGCCTACATGGGTGCGAAAGGGGTTGAGGCGGCCAACGCCGCCAACAAGGCGAGCTTGACGGGCTCGATTATTGGTGCTGCGGGGTCGTTTGCCGGGTCTGCGGCGGGCTCTGCGGCCATCGTAGCGTGATGACCCCGCTGTCGCTTGATCCCTACCGCCGCGTGGCGTTGCAGTTTTCCGGAGGCAAGGATTCCCTTGCCTGCCTGTACCTGCTACGGGACCAGCTTGATGTGGTGACCGTGTACTGGTGTGACACGGGCGACGGCTGCCCGGAGACGCGGGCCATCATCGAGCAGGTGCGGGCCTGGGTCCCCCACTTCGCGGTGGTGCGCTCGGATGTAGCCAGCTGGCGACTGCGACACGGTTTTCCCTCTGACCTGGTGCCGTCCAACCATCATCCGATTGGCCTGGCTTGTGGGTTGGGCCAGTTCCCGTTGGTGAATCGCTGGGATTGCTGCGCGGCAAACCTCATGCTGCCGTTGCATGAGCGCATGGTGGCCGACGGGGTGGACGCGGTTGTTCGGGGCACCAAGCTGTGCGATATGGGGACACTCCCCGCCGAGGGGCGCGTGGCGGGGGTCCCTTATGACATATTGCTCCCCATACGGGACTGGTCTCACCAGGACGTGTTTGCATATCTGCAAGCGGTGGGCGCCCCCCAGAATGCGATCTATGAGCACTTCGCCGCTGTCAGCGCCCCTGAGTGCATGGGCTGCACGGCGTGGTGGAATGACGGCAAGGCCGCGTATTTGCGGGCGCGTCACCCGAACCAGGCGGCGGGCTACCAGGTGGCGCTACAGAGTATGCTGGGGGCCGTACACACGCAGCTTGCGGACCTGTACGCGGAACTTCACACCCTGACTAAAAGGCTGTAACTATGTACCAAATCAACCGCGCGCCGTCTTTTCAGATACCCGGCCTCGATCGGTTCATACCGATTAAGCACGACTACAGTGGCATCGAGCGGGGTCTCTCCGCCCTGGGCAAAGGGCTTGCCACTTCCCTGGAGGAACGGAAGCTCCAGGAGGCCCTGGACAAGGCAAACAACCCCGAGGTCGAGAAGCTCCAGCGTGCCCAGCAGGCGACGCAGGAGGAGCTAGAGCGGGCGCGGATGGAGACAGCCAGTGTCTTAGAACAGGAGGCTAGGCAGGCCGTCTACGGGTCGGCTAACCCGACAACTCGCACCCCGGAACAGGAACAGGAGGTGCAGGACTGGCTGAGCTTCGCCAACACCCCGGCGCCGGCAGAGAAGGCGGCTGGCCTGGAGCGCACGCAGTGGGTGGACCCCAACGCCCAGACCCAGCAGGATTACTACCGGGTGGGGAATCAAGAGTTCCGCGACGCGCCCGATCCGCAGTCCCTGGGGATCATCACCAGCCGTGAAAAGGCCAAAGTCTGGGAGGCGCGGGACCCCCGGCTGGCCATGCAATACGAGGCCGACGCGCAACGGCAGTTAGCGCAACAGATGGAACAGCGTTATCTCCAACTGGAGCAGACGCGGGACGTGCCGGGGGCGGTGCGGCTCTATTCCGACATCCCGGACGGTATCACCGCCGTTGAGAAGCAGTTGGCGGACGGGACCTGGCAGGTGTTCACCCACCCAGACGGCCGCCCGGAAGAGGCCCAGCCGTTCGCCCAAGGAAACGGGAATGATATTTTCGGGGCCATTCGGCGCACCCTGGACCCCAAAGCCTGGGATTCGGCGGCCAAACTCAAGTACGAGCGGGATCGTCAGGCCGCGACTGACCAGCGCCTCGCCCAGCAAGAGTCTCGCTACGCAGCCAACGACACGCGCCAGCAGCTCACGACGCAGGTTAACTACCTCCAGAAACTGAAGGAGGCGGCGATTGCGCAGGGGAATCAGGCGGACTTCATCCGCTACGGTATGCTGGAGGAACAGACGCTCGCGCAACTGTTGAGTATGGGTCAGGGGGGGCCTGGCGGGACGGGGCAGGGTGAGTCTCCGGGGTGGTTGGTGCAGAACGAAAGCGGTGGGCGGTGGGACGCGCAGAATGACGCCATGGGCGCGGGCGGCAGCCCGGGCCATTTTGGGCGGATGCAGTTTGGGGTGGCGCGGCTGCGGGAGGCGCAACAGGCGCTGGGGCGGTCGTTTACACCTGATGAATTCATGGCTGATCCCCAACTTCAAATGGCAGTCGAAACCTGGCACAAGAACGACATTGGGCAGTATATCCAGGAACAAGGGTGGGATACGTCTGGCGGCGTCCGTGTCTTAGGCACGCCGATGACCCCAGGCGCCATGTTTGCGGTTGCCCATTTGGGCGGCAAGGGGGGGCTGAGCAAGTTTATCGAGACGGGCGGCGTTTATAACCCTAGCGACGTAAATGGTACGCGGCTGTCGGATTACGCGGCGCGTGGACACCAGGGCGACATCCAGCAGAGCCCCGTTATACAGTCAGGCGTCCTACGCAATCAGTACGGCGGCCCGCAGGCAGCACAGCAAGCCCCCGGTGGACCGGCCGTATCTCCCGGTCTGGCCCCTGCCGATATGAGACCAGCCGCGCCAACGCCCCAGGATCGTAGCATTGGCGCCTTGGGTACGGACTTCGGGCAGGCGTGGGCGGCGCGGACGGCGGCGGTGCCGGCTAAATTGACCGACCGCGAAAAGATAAGGCATGAGAGCTATTACAAAGAGCGTCTGGAGATAAAAAAGAGTGGAGCATCGCCTGATGTTCAGCAGCGGATGCTTGAGAACCTGGCGACGGATTATCCGGATGTGGTGGGTGGTGGGGGTGCGCCTGGCCAAGCGCCTGGACTATCGCCCGAGGGGACGGCTTTGTTTGGGCTAGAGGATCAGGGGGCTGCGCCGGCGGCTGGTGGTACGGCGGGGGCAGCGGAGAGCAAGCCGCCGGGCGCGGATGAACCTGCAAAGCCACCAACCAGTCTGTTTGAAGTTCTGCAATACGAAAAAAATCGGGCTGAGGCAGAACAGGCAGATAGGCTTAAAGCCGCGCAAGGACAGTCCACCAGGTCCCAAAAACGCGATTTGGCGAAGTCGAAGGAGTACCAGGCGGCCATCGAGGCAGCGGACCAAGCGTTACGCCCAGGCGGTACGGCTGTTGAACGTGCGCAGGCGCTGAATGGTCTAGCAAAGATTTATGAATCCATGCCGCCACTAAAACAAAAAGAGGCGCAGGAACTGGCGCGGCGGTTGCAAGGCCCCATTCCCAAGCTAAGGTCAACGGCGCGGGGGCAAAGGGGGTCGGCACAGGCGCCCGAGTATGACCCGTAAAAAGGTTACGTGGGCTTGGCTGAAACCTTAGCCACAACACCAAAACCCGCTACGGCGGGTTTTTTGTTGTCTGCCGACAGCGACGGCGGGAGATGCTAATCGCCAGCGGATAATCAGGGGATCGTGAACCATAGGATGACCGACCATGGCCCGTAGCTGGCAAGAAATTCTCGAATCCCCTCAGTTCCAAGCCCTTGATCCCCGGAAGCAGGAGTCTCTGCGTAACGAGTATTTTCGTTTCGTGGTCGCGCCGTCGGTGGCGACGGATGACCTGGATACGGTACGGGCGGCCTTCGATGAGGAGACGGGCCCGCGCGATGAGCGGCGCTGGGGGGAGACCCTGGCGGATACCGGGCTGCAACTGGCGGAGGGTACCCTGAATGTGGTGGGGGCGCCGGTGTCGCTGCTGGCGCCGGACAGCGGGGCGGCGGCGGGCCTTGAGGGGGCTGGCGAGTGGTTGCGGAGCCAGCAGTCGCTGGTGTTGCGCAACAAACAGCGGGCGGCCGATGCGGCGGTGGCGGCGGCGGGGGAAGAGGGGTTCTGGCCGCAGTTATGGACGGGGTTGAAGGAGTATGGCGGCGACCCTGCCTTGGCCGCGCGGTTGATGACGACGACCTTGCCGAGCATGGTGCCGGTGCTGGGGGCGGGGCGCCTGGCGCAGATGGGCAGTCTGGCGCGTAGCGCGCGGGCGGCTGGGGTGGCTCAGGATGCCCTGGAGGGGGCGGCTAAGGTCGATGCCTTGCGGCGGGCGCAGACGGCGGCCCTGGCGGCGGCGGGGGGCACCAATGCGGTGCTGAATGCCGGGGGGGCGCGGCAGGAGGCGTATGCGGATGTGCGCCAGACCTTGATTGACCAGGGGGTCGATCCGGCCGAGGCAGAACGCATCGCGGTCGGGGAGTCGAGGACGCCGGCCCTGGTGGGTGGCGTGGCGGGCTTCCTTTCTGGGCGCATGGGCGTGGAGTCGGCCCTGGCGTTGCGGGCCCTGGGTCAGGGTGGATGGCGGGCGGGCCTGGCGGCGGCGGGCACGGAGACGCTGGGCGAGCAGATAGAGGAGCTGGCGCCACAGGCGACGACGAATGTGGTGGCGGGGCAGTATGACAACCGCCCCTGGACACAGGATTTAGGGCAAACGGCGGCCATGACCATGATCGGGGCGGCCCCGGGCACGGTGTTAGCGGGGGCGGCGGCGGGGATAGCCCCGCGGGGTACCCTGGCGCGCGCCGCGGAGGCCGGGGGCCAGGCGGATGCCAACGGCTTGCCCGTGCAACCTGCACCGAGCGCGGGCGAGGTGATCCAGCAGCAGCAGGAGCAGGGGCGGCAGCAGCAGGAGGCGCAACGTCAGGCGGTGGAGCAGCAGCGGCGTGACGCCCTGGCGGCGGAGAAGGTGGCACAGGCAGCGGAGAAGACGCGCCAGGCGCAGCTCAAGACGCAACAGCAACAGGCGGAGATGGAGCGGAAGTTGCGGGAGGAAGGCACGGGGACGGCGCCGGTAGTGGGCGGGGCGCCCTGGGCGAATGCGCCAGAGGAGGTGTTGCTTGCGCTGGATGAGGAGCGGGCGCGGCAACTGGCCAGCCAGGGGCAGGATGAGGAGATGGCGGACGAGCCCTCGCCCGCGGATTTCTTGCGGCAGACTTGGGGGGTGGCGGGGCCAGGGCCGGAGGCGGCGGCGGTGACGCCGGTGGAGCCGGTACGGGGTGCGCCCGAGGGCCCGCGGCCAAATGACGATGTGTGGGCGGATGCGCCTGATCTGGTGGATGAGATCGAACGCGAGGATGGCCAGTGGAGGGTGACGCGACGGCCGTCGCGGGATGGCCGTTGGGATTTGTACGAGGACATCGACCCGGATGGGGTGTCCGTCAATCAGGAGGTCTGGCCGCGTCAGGCGGATGTGCCTCCGCCTATTACAGCAACAGAGGAAGCCAGAGATGGTCAAGAAACCCTGCCGGGGCTGGCGCAAGCGCCCGCAGCCCAGCCGGCCGCCGAGGTAACCGGGGTCCGGAGTGTTATTGCTGGGGAGGAGGCGCCGGAACCGGCGCCCGGTAAGCCGACACGCCCCATTGATCTGGCAGCCATGGGGTTGCCTGGTCCGGATGCAGGGCTGGGCATGGCGGGCCAAGGTGAGGGGGCGCCCGGGTTGCGGCGCCAGATGAAGGGATTGGGGGCGCTGGGCCTGCCCGCGGCAGATGCCGGGTTGCGGACGGCGGCAGCAGGGGCGGGTGCTCCTGAGATGAAGGGGAGAGCGCCGGATGCGGTACCCCAGGGCATCGCGCCAGAACAGCCAGCTCTGGTTGAGCCAAGCAAACTCGCTCAGTCATTGGAGACATTTGCGAAAGAGGCCGATGCGCGGGCGGCGGATTGGGAAAGCCGTGCCTACAAGGACAACAAGAGCAAGATCCAGTTCGAGGGCGATGGCCCCGTGCGCGATGGCGAAATGTCGATTGGCGCCATCAACGCAGGCAGGCGCCAAAAAGCAATTGCAGGCGCGCGGCAAGAAGCCGCAGGGCTTCGCAAGGTCGCGGAAATGCCCGAAGACCAATTGCAGGAGAAGTATGACCAGTTGAGATCGGCTGTTGAGCTGAACGGGAAAGGCGCGCGCGATCAGGGGCTCGAAACCATCGAGCAGCAGATGCAGCGGGTCATCAACAGCGTGTTCGGTTTCGAGCCATACGAAGGCCCTGCATCTCCCGCGGCGAAAATCATGTCGCTTCTTGATCCCCAGTGGCAGCAACGGAAAACCGAAGCAGATGAGCGGGCTCGCACGATACCTCAAGAGGCGTGGGAGGTCGAACTATTCGGGGATGACCCGAACAGACAGCCCCCCGTTTCCGGGGAGCTTCAGGCGGAAAGCGAAGCGGTCGAGCAGCCAGCGGAGGCGGTTACCGAGGGGGAGAAGGTAGTTGAGCCAGAGCCGGCCACGGTGGCGCTCGCTGATGTGGTGCGGCGCACGGACGGTAAGCCTTTTGCCAGCCAAGTGAATGCCGAGAGGGCGGCCAAGGCACGGCGGCTGGTGGAGACCCATGAGCCGGTGCAGGTTGAGGGTGGATGGGGGTTGAGGGCGAAGGCCCAGCAAGGTCCAGTTGAGGCTGGTGAAGCGGCGCCCGCCCCGGAGACGCCGGCTGCTAGTGGAGTCGCGGGGGCGGTGCCAGGCTCCGGTAAAGCGGAGTATCGCTATGCCTTGGTGAATCGGCCCGCCATGCTCGGGGGGGTGCCCAAGGGCATGACGCGCGTTGATCCTCGGCCACAGGAGGGTCAGGATCACTATGCGCTGGCGCGACATGGGGTGGTGGTCTATGACCGGCCCCTGTCGGTCGAGGAACAGGAATCGTATGAACTGGCGCCGGTGCTGGATGCGGCGGAGCAGGAGGCGCTGGCGGTCGAGCTGGCCAATGACATGGAGGATGAGTATGTGAAGGGCGCCCTGGAGATGGCGGCGGATGATCCCCGGTTCTGGGAGCAAGCGGTGGCGGGGGACCTGGAGCGCAAGTTTGGGCGGCGCGGGGTGTCCGTCGGCCAGGGCTTCAATGCGCTGGTGCTGGAGAAACTGAAAGGGCGGGCGCAAGCGGCGACAAAGCCCTCGCCGGCCGAGGCGGTGGAAGGCAAGGCGGAAAAGGCGCGGAGTCCGGAGGAGACGCTGGCGGCGGTGCGGCGGGCGACGCTGGCGCGGATGGATGTGCGCTTGGCGGCGGTACGGGGGGCGCGCGGCGAGGAGGGGATGGAGGACACGCTGCGGATGGTGTTGCGGAAGGCGATTGGCAAGACTATCGCCGAGGAAATGGGTGGGTTAAAAGATGAGCCGGATGCCGATAAAAGAACGGAGGCTCTGAAGGCGCTGGGAGAATTGACCAGTAGCGTGAAGGGTGCCGATGGGCTGAATCCGGCCATCTTTACCGATGATCTGGTAAGGGACTGGGCGGCGCAGGCGGTGCGTGACCAGAAGCAGCGGCAGGCGGATCGTGCCAAAGCCAAGGTGAAGGCGGTCACCGAGCCGATAGGCGAGACGGCGGAAGAAGCGGTTACCGAGCCGGTGGTCGATGCCGGGGCGCGCGAGGCGGAGCGGGTGCGGCGCCTGGAGGCAGCGGAGGCGGTGGTACGGCGGGAGGCGCTGGCGAGCCGTGATGTGCAGCAGGTGGCGTTGCGGGTGGCGCGCGGCGATGAGGGGATGCAGGAGACCCTGCGGCTGGAGTTGCGCCGGGCGATTGGCGATGCCATCAATGACGAGATAAATCGGGTGGTGAAGGAAGAGCCAAATACCGATGAGATGATGGCGGTGGTGGAGTCGCTGGCTGAATTGACCGGGAACGCCCCGGGGGCGAATGGGCTGAACCTGGCCATCTTTACCGAGGAGGCGATGACGGCCTGGGCGGCGCAGGCGGTGCGCGATGCGCAACGGGTGGTGCGGGCGGAACGCAAGGCGGAGCATGAGCAGGTCATTCTGGCGGCGGCGGGGGCGGCCTGGAAGGATAGCGGCTTCTGGCAGGCTGATCCGGACGAGATGGTGCAAGGGCTGGAGCGGCTATTCCTGGTTGGCTGGAACCATGCCCTGGAGGGCGGGACGGGCTCGAACCTGGAGACGGGACCGACGCTGACGGACGGGCGGATGCGGCGGGTGGGCTATGACGCGGCGGTGACCTGGCTGGGGACTGACGACGGCAAGGCGTTTGCGACGGGCGGCAAGGCGCGCAAGATGCAAGGGGTAGGTGAGCAGTTCAAACGGCGCCAGGATGAGCGCAAGCGGCGGCTGGATGCGGTGGACCTGAGCCAGGACGACCAGGTACAAACCTTCCTGGATGCCCTGATGGATGAGACGGAGCGATCCGGCTTGTTCCCGCTGCCCGAGGTGGGCGAGGGCCAGGCATCGCCCGGGCTGTGGCGATACCTGATGGATATGCGCGGTAAGGTGCTGCCCTTCAAGGAGTGGATGGGCAAGATGGGCTATGGTGGGCGGGGCAAATATACCCTGACGCCCACCGAGGCCCTGGCGCGGGCGGCCAAGGAGGGGCAGGAGCAACGGGAGCATATTCGCGGTCTGGCGGCGCATTACATCGACCAGGTATCGGCGCTGGCGGAGGTGTTCGCCGGGGCCAAGACGGTGGACGAAGCAGCGGCGGCGTTGTCGCGGTGGGCGCGGCGTGGCCCGGTGACGGCGGCGGTTCCTCAGCGGGCACCGACCATGGAGGAGAGCAGCGAAGCGTACAAGGCTTTGCTCGGCTATCTCCAGCCGCGGGTGCGGGGCAGTGGCGTCCTGGCGCGTTCGGTGCTGCGGGCGGACCCGGGAGGTGAAGGTTATGTGTTGCCGTCCTTCATGCCGCTTGGCCGGAGGCGCGATTTTTACGCGGGTGATGAGGCCAAGCCGGTGAGCGTGGCGCGTAACCAGGTGCTGAAGCGGCCCCGCTTCGACCGGGTGGAGCGGGATGGCGAGGATTATCGAGGCGGACGCCAGATTTCAGCGGAGGAGTTGACCACGACCTTCGGCCTGAAGGGGGTGACCTATGGCGAGGGGGTGACGGCGAAGCAGCGGCAAGATCACACCAATTACGCCTTTGATGCCTTTATGGACCTGGCCAAGACCTTGAAGATCGAGCCGCGTCATATTGGCATGGGTGGCAAGCTGACGTTTGCCTTTGGCGCCCTCGGCCAGGGGCGCCATGCCGCCCATTACACGCCGGACAACAACGGCCAGGGCCAGGCGATCAACCTGACCAATACTCGCGGCGATGGGGCGGTGGCGCATGAGTTTATCCATGCCCTGGACTGGAATCTGCGGCCGGTGGTGGGCGGCAAGGTGGATGGCCAGGTGGGGGTGCTCAAGGATATGGTGGCGGTGCTGAGTTACAGCATCCCGAGCCTGGAAGCTATCGAGAAAGAGCTTGATCGGTTTCTGAGTGGCAAGGTGCAGTGGCAGCGGGGTGGGCGGGGCGCCACGGCGCTGGACCATGCGACTCAGTATCTGAACCGAACCCTCTATGATCTGAACAATGTCATCGAGCGCGGTGTCAGCCATGACCGTTGGGCGGGGGCGCGGGCGACGCAGTTCAAGTCGGCGGCCGATGATCTGGGGAAGGATTACTGGGGCAACCCGGCCGAGTTGCTGGCGCGGGCGGGGGAAGCCTGGATTTACGACAAGCTGGTGGGCGGCAACAATTATCTGGTCAGCGATTGGGTAGAGGCGTTGCGGGTGGCGCACCCGCAGTATCGCGGGCAGCCGTATCCGTCTGGCGATGAGCGGGTGGTGTTCAACGACGCCTTTGACCGGCTGATGGACGAGATCGAGTGGACCGACGACGGGCCGCGCATTAAGCAGGGGCAATCGCGCTTTGTGGTCGTTCTGCCGCCGGGAAATACCGTGGTGGGTTGGGCTGCGACCCGGGAAGCGGCGGAACAAATGCGCGATGAAGCGCAGAAAAGGTATCCGGTACCCCACGAGATCCGCCAGGAATGGATTACGGGCGGCTGGGATGATAGTCCGTTGAAGGCGAAGGCGCGGGCGGGCGTCGAGAGGGTGCGCGATTTGCTGGCGGGGCTGAAGCAGCGGGCGCAAGACCTGGAAGCACAGACAGCGGCGGCGCAGGCGGCGGCGCAGGCGGCGAGCGAGGCGGAACGGCTGGAGCAGGAGCGGGCGGCCGAGGCGCGGCGGCGGGCGGAGTGGGAGGCGCTACAAGCTGAAAAGGCGCAGGCGGCAGCCCCGGCTGGCGGCGAATTGTCGCTGGATGATCTGTCGGCGCTGTTCGATGAGGCGGCGGCGGAGGTCGAGGAGGAGCAACAGGAGGCGGCGCGGGAGCCGGTGGTGGCTGAGTCCGCGACGGGGCCTGATGAGGCGACGGGGCCGGCCTTTGTCGATGATCCCAATGCGCCGGTGGTGGCGCTGGCGCGGCGGCTGGCCCAACGCACCTGGCAGGAGCCCCTGACCTGGCGCGAGCTGGGGGCGCTGGCGGATGAGGTGTTTGGCGGGACCAAGGCGGAGGGCAAGTACACGCCGAAGGATGCCTATGATGCCGTGGAAATGGCGCTTAACCTGGTGATTATGAGCGATGAGGAACAGCACCAGGCCGTAAAAACGGGGGTGCAGCGGGCGGTGCAAGGCCCGAACGAGGTGTTTGGGCGGAACGGACTGCGGTTGTTGGCGGAACTGGACGCCATGATGCCGACGCAGACAAACCGCACAGAGGAGCAGGACGAGTTTCAGCAATTCTCGACGCCCCATACCCATGCCGCGCTGATGACGCGGGTGGCGAACTTACGGGCGGATGATGTGTTGCTGGAGCCGTCGGCGGGGTCGGGCAATCTGGCGATGATGGCCAAGCGGGCGGGGGTGACTCAGATTCATGTCAATGAGCTGGCTCCGCGCCGGGCGGCGATCCTCAAAGCATTGGGCTTTACCAGCGTGTCGGTGGAGAACGCGGAGCAGATCAACAACATTCTGGGCCCGCGCGGGTTGAAGCCAACGGTGATTATCATGAACCCGCCCTTCTCGGCCTCGGCCGGGCGGCTGGCGGGGGCGCGGGACAACCGCATCGGCGCCCAGCATGTGGCGGAGGCCCTCAAGTTGCTGGCGCCGGGTGGGCGGGCGGTGATCTTGATGGGCAAGGGCTATACCCGCGGCAACGCCCGGGTACGGGAGCATTGGGCCTGGTTGCTGAAGAATTACAACGTGCGGGCCAATCTGGGCCTGGATGGGTCCGAGTACAGGAAATTTGGGACCAGCTTCGATAATCGGCTGGTGGTGATCGACAAAACCGGGCCGACGCCCATGCCGGAGGCTATCCTTAGTGGTGAAGGGCTGACGGTGGCGGAGGCGCTGCAATTACTGGAGGGTGTGCGTCATGATCGAGTCCATGTCGGGGACCGTTTCGGCCCTGAATCGGCAGGCGGGGCGGTTGCTGAGGCGGGAAGCCTCCCTGGGGCGCCACGGGGTGCCGCCGATGCTGCAACTGGCGCGGTGGGGGCTGGAGAATCTGGAGCTGTCGGGCCCCTGGGCGCGGACACAGGAGGAGATGGAGTCGCTGCTGCTGAACCTGGAACGGCGGGCGGCCAAAGACCCGGTGGGGGCGGTCGGCGCCCTGGCGTGGCTAGACGACCCAGAGGTCGGCCTGCAACCGCGCCAACTGGGACCGACGCTGGAGGACGCGGCGGGCCTGGTGCTGGAGCAGATGTACAGCCAGTTGGTGGCGCCGACGCCGGATTAACCGGGGCGGCGGCGGATAGTCTGGCGCACGCGGCGGCGGAGTTCGCCAAGCATGGGGTGGAGGGCATTACCGAGTCGCTGGCGGGGCTGGCGTCCTTGTTCGGCGGGGCAAATCGGCTGCGCTCCTTCCCGGGCGGTATCGACGAGGAGACTTATGCTCAGGCCAAACCGCACTTTGAGAAAGCGGCGGCGGCCTTCCTGGCGGCGGGCAATGATTTTAAGGAATTTTTCAAGGTCTTGATCCGGGCCTTTGGCCAGGGCATCAAGCCGTATGCCATGCGTTTTGCGCTGGAGTGGCAGGAAAGCAAGCCAACGGTGGACGCCTCTCCGGGCGATCAGACGCCCGCCAATGAGCCGGTTGAAGCGGAGGCGGTACCGGCGGGGCTGCCGCCGGTGTTGGGCGACAGCATTTATGAGGGCTATAGCTCGCTGGCGCCATGGGCGGAGCAGTTCGGCGCCAAGCCGCATCCGGGGGCCCTGGTGGAGTCGGCGGCCATGGCGGCGGTGACACCACCCGCGTTGACGATCAAGCTGGGGTTCCCCAAGGAGGTCTATAGCGAGGGTCGCTTGAGCGCGGCACAACTGGATGCGGTGGCTTATACCGAACAGGCGCATCAGCGCATCCTGCCCAACGGGGATCGCCAGGGGTTCTTTATCGGCGACGGGACCGGCGTGGGCAAGGGCCGCGAGGTGGCCGGCATTATCTGGCAGAACTGGCTGGCGGGGCGGCGCAAGGCGGTGTGGCTGTCGGTCAACAACGACCTGTTCAAGGACAGTAAAGAGTATCTGGAGGTGGTGGCGGGCGGCGATCTGGGATTGTTCAATCTGGGCAAGACCAAGGCCGAGAAGCCTGTCGAGGTGAAGGAGGGGGTGGCGTTTGTCACCTATCCCATGCTGCGCTCGGCGGGGCAGGGAGAGCGCGACGAGACGGGGGCTAAAACCTCGGAGGGGAAACAGCGCATCGACCAGCTTATTGATTGGCTGGGAGCGGACTTCGACGGGGTGATTGCCTTCGATGAGTCCCATAACATGGGCAATGCCCTGTCGCAAAAAGGCAAGCGGGGCAAGACCAAGCCGTCGGCCCAGGCGCTGGCGGGGGTGGAGCTGCAACGGCGATTGCCCAAGGCGCGGGTGGTGTATGTCTCGGCGACGGGGGCAACGGAAGCGGCGAATCTGGGGTATCTGACCCGGCTGGGGCTGTGGGGCGAGGGGACGCCTTTCGCCAACGTGGTGTCCTTTGTGGCCAACGTGGCGAGTAGCGGCCTGGCGGCGATGGAGGTGGTGGCCAAGGACATGAAGGCGTTGGGGGTGTATCTGGCGCGGTCCTTGCCGTTCCATGAGGTGAGTTATGCCCAGATGGAGCACGCCCTGACCGCCGACCAGCGGGAGATGTATGACCTGCTGGCGCAGGTCTGGCAGATTGTGTTGCGAGACATCGGCGCGGCGCTGGGCACGACTAACCAAGGCGAGAATGGCATGGCCAAGGGTGCGGCCCTGGCGCAATTCTGGGGGGCGCAACAGCGGTTTTTCAATCAAACCCTGACCTCGTTGCAGATGCCGACTTTGCTGAACAGCGTCGAGGCGGACCTGGCGGCGGGGCGGGCGCCGATTTTGCAGTTTGTCAATACCAATGAGGCGTCTCAGGAGCGGGCGGCGGCGCGGCTGGCGGCGGAAGGCCGCGACCTGGAAGAGATGGACATCACGCCCAAGCAAATTCTGTTGCAGTATTTGCAAAACTCTTTCCCTGTCAATCAATTCGAGGCATACACCGACGAGGATGGCAATGTCTCTTATGCCATCGTGAAGGATTCCCAGGGGAACCCGGTGGAGAATGTCGAAGCAGTGGCGACGCGAGATGCGCTGCTGGACCGGGTGGCTCAGTTGCGGTTTCCGGATAATCCCATCGACATCCTGGTGGGCCATTTTGGCTCGGGGGCGGTGGCGGAGATCACGGGACGCAAGCGGCGTTTTGTGCGGGACCCCAAGACGGGTAAGGTCACCGAGGAAAAGCGCAACGACGCCTTGCGCGAGCGCGAGGTGGATGAGTTCCAGGGTGACAAGCGGCGCCTCCTGATCTTTTCGGATAAGGGGGGCACCGGCAAGTCTTATCACGCGGACCTGGGGGTAAAGAATCAGCGGAAGCGGGTGCATTACGTGGTGCAGCCCGGGTGGCGGGCGGACAAGGCCATCCAGGGGTTGGGGCGGAGCCATCGCACCAATCAGGCCCAGGCCCCGCATGTGGTGCTGGTGATGACGGATTTGCGCGGGCATCGGCGCTTTGTGGCGTCGATTGCGCGGCGCATGGATCAACTGGGGGCTCTGACCAAGGGGCAGCGCAAGACCGGCGGGCAGGGGCTGTTTACCGAGGATATGAACCTGGAGTCCGATCTGGCGAAGGATGCGCTGGAGGTGTTGATTTACGACGTGATGGCGGGCGAGGTCCAAGGTATCACGCGGGACACCTTGACGCAGGCCATGGGGCTGGTGATTGAGTCCAAGGGGGCCGGTACTCAGCGGGTGGCGGGGATGCCGACCATCCAGCAGTTCCTTAACCGGATTCTGGTGCTGGAGGTGGAACAACAGAATGGGTTGTTCGATGCCTTTAGCGAGCGGTTGACGCAGCAAACCGAGAAGGCGCGGGAGAACGGTACCCTGGATATGGGGCTGGAGAATATTCGCGCGGCCAAGGTGGTGAAGGTGAGCGAGCGGGAGGTTTACACCCATCCACGGACGGGGGCGACGACGCGGCTGGTGGAGTTGGCCTTGACCAATTCGGTTTCGCTGTGGCCGTTCGATGGTGTGATGCAGGCGATGCAGGCGCGGGGGGTAACACCCTTCTTTGCGCGCAATCGACGCAGTGGCCAGGTGTGGGCCTTTACGCCCGGGCCGGATAGTACGGATCGGTTCGGCCTGGTTACGCAAAACTGGCGGCGATGGGGGGTTAAGGCGGGCCAGTCAACGCGGGTTAAGCGGGATGAAACCGGCGATCCCCAGCGGGGGCAGGCAGATAATCAAAAGGCGCGATGGGAGTTTCTTGACCTGGCGACGGCCAGCAGGTTGTGGGATGAGCAGGTGGCGGCGGCGCCTAAAGAGGAGACGGAGAGCACGCATCTGTTGACGGGGGTGCTGTTGCCGATCTGGGATCGCCTGAGCGACATGGGGCAAGTGCGGGTAATGCGGGCCTTGACAGATGAGGGCGAAACGCACCTCGGCCGGCTGGTGGACCCGAACAAGGTGGATCAGGTGTTGCTGCGCTTGACGGGTAGCAGTCGCACGGCGGGGATGACGCCCCAGGCAATCTTCGAGGCGGTGTTGGAGCGGCGGGCGACGGCGGTGCTGGCCAATAACTGGCGGCTGGCGCATCGGCGGGTGGCGAATAATCCGCGCATCGAGCTGACGGGGGCCATCGACTACAACGAAGGGCAGTTGCTGAAAGCGCAGGGGGTGATCTTCGAGCGTATCGGATATGAAGGGCGGTACTTCATCCCTACTGATCCGACTGCGGGACTAGCGGTGCTGGAGCGGGTGTTGGAGAATCGGCCCGTGATCGAACTGGTCGGCGGGACTGAGGATGCGGCGGCGTTTAGCAAGACCGCGGCCGGGGGTTCGAGCGCAGGGACCTCGGTGACGGCGGTCAGGCAGGCGGTGGCGCGGGCGATGCGGCCGTGGGCCAATGCGCCTGGGGTGGTGGTGTTCTCTGGCATGACTGATCCCCAGGTGGATGCCAGGGTGCGGCAGGCTTATCAGGAGGAGTCGGCGCGGCGGAAGGCGGAGGACCCGCGGGCGGCGCCTGATCTGGTGGAGGGCTTCTACTTCCGGGGCAAGGTCTATGTCAATGCGCAGGCGGTGCGCGATGTGGCGGGCCTGGAGCGGGTGGTGCGGCATGAGACGCTGGGCCATGCGGGGTTGCGGGGGTTGTTTGGCGGGCCGGAGCTGGAGGCGCTGCTGGATCGCGTCGCAACGGCACGGCGGGCGGCGGTGGCGGCGATGGCGAAGGAGCGGGGCCTGGATATGGGGGATCGGACCCAGCGGCGCCAGGCGGCGGAGGAGGTGCTGGCGGAGCTGGCGCAGACGCGGCCGGAGATCGGCTGGGTGCGTGAGTTGCTGGCGCTGATTAAGGCGAAGTTGCGGGAGTGGGGGGTGCTGGGGGCCGATAAGCTGTCGGATGAGGAGATTCTGCGGGAGTATGTGATTCCAGCGCGGAATTTCATTGAGCGGGGGCGGGCGGCCGAGGGCGGAGTGCCGGGGGCGGCGGTGGCGTTTGCGAAGGGAGAGCCGGGGGCCAACCCCGCTACGGATAACATCGGCACCTTTGATCCCGAGAACCCCGACATACGGTATAGCCTGGCCCGCGATGAGGCGGGGCCGATGGATCGTGGGCGGGATTTTGTGGCAAGTGTGAAGGAGAAGTGGGGGGATCGGTGGACGCAGGAGTTGCCGCGGTCGTTGGGGGCCTTGACGGTGCGGCAACTGGCGGAGGTGGGGGCGGTGCAGGTGCCGTTGCTCAAGGTCTATCACCGGATTCTCCTGGCGATGGAGACGCGGCGGAATGTGATGATGGAGGAGTCGGGGCGGCCGGCGGATGCGGTGGATAGTTGGGCGCGGTGGCGGGGGAATCGGCAGGAGGCGCGGGCGACGTTTGAACTGATGAACGACGCGACGGCGGCGCAGGTTGATCCGTCTGATTATCAGGTGTTGTCGATTCCGTTGCGGTTGGGGCCTCCCGGTGATCCGGTGCGCAACTGGGAGGCGACGGAGGCGAACGTCAAGGAGTTGCGCAAGCGGGCCAAGTTGTGGCGGCGGTCGAAGGTGACGCGGGAGCGGGAGTTGGCGGCCTATTACGACGCGGCGGCGGGCAAGTTGAATGTGGCGTTGCGGGCGGAGCGCAAGCGGCTGGGAGCTAAGGCGGACCTGGTGGCGCGCTGGGAGGCGCTGTCCGATGGGGCGCGGCATGTGGGGGCGAATGGCCGGCCGTTTGCGTCGGAGCAGGCGGCGCGGCAGGCGCTGGCGGCGCGGCGGTGGCCGAAGGGGACCACGGTGGTGGTCGAGGAGGTCGAGGGCGGCTGGGCGCTCCAGGAGTTGGGCGGGCGGCAGGTGTTCACGCGCTTCCGCGATCTGTACCAGAAGCGGTCGGGGGAGATGCTGGAGGCGTTGATTGCGCGCATCGAGAGTCTGAAGTCGCTGGATGAGGACGACAAGCGGACGCTGGCGGCGCGGATTCGGCGGGAGTTCGAGGCGCCGGTGGATGAGCTGGGCAATCCGCGGGTGGGGCCGTATTTCCCCTTCCAGCGGTTTGGCCGCTGGTATGTGTTTGGCAGACGCCAGGTGGAGGGCGGCGGCGAGCGGTGGGTGAAAGAGGATGGGACGCCTTTTGCCTCGCAGGAGACGGCGTGGGCGGCGTTGCGCAAGCGGCGGGATTTGGCGGGTGTCAATGCGCGGCCGGTGGAGCTGGAGGATGGCAGCGGCTGGGAGTTGCGCGAGGTCGG